GAGGCTGCGTGTAATGCAATCACTGTACTATCACAATAATCATCATGTTTTCCATCTGGTGCTGAAATTTTCTCTGTCTTCTGAGATGTATCCATAACATATTCCAAATCTATGTGTTCTTTGAGCCATTTGTTGACTAACTTTGCTTCATGTGGAGGTAATCCTGCTGGGTCGGGCACTTTAACTACTCCAGTTTGTATATATGATACCATATCTCTATATACTTGTGTTTTAGTCCCTTTAGGTCCTCCTGTAAAAATAAACGGTGTAAAATGTATCTGTGGTTGGTTTTGTATACATGCCACTCTCATCTCTTGTTCAATCGCTCCACCAATACCCGTAGCGTCGATAATAAGCCTACTAGCGCCAAAATCTCTACAATTAGAGAGAATACGCTCTCGCTGATAGGGTATATCGTGTCCTCCAGACTTCGGTCCAATCTCTTCCAGATGAATGAGTCTAGCAATGTTTCCTTCGTCACTTTTTTCAGTAGCCCAAGTACTAATAACAGTTGAATTAACGGACTTACCAATATCCACACCCACAACACAGTTATTAACTTTTGTTCCGCGCTCGACAAAGGAATAGGGTTCTCTACAGGCTTTAACAGCTTCGGGATTGAAGATTTGTGAGACCGACTCGATGAACTCGCACTCATATTCTGTCCTCCAATATATTGAATCTTCTCCCCATTCAGTCATTTTCGTTAACATATCATTCTCTGTATACGGAGCAGAGTAAGCTCTTCCCGGTTGTACAGAGTCTCTCCATGTAAAATGCATTCTATCAAAACTTTCTTCATATCCGTCATCATAGAGATAGCGATACATGTGATTTTCTTTACTCTTAGGTGTGCCTAGATTAATAAAAGGCGCTTTGTTTGATACAATACATGGCTCTACATTGTCTATAAATAACTTATCATCTATAAGTGGACTCTCATCTACAACTAAGAAAGTAGGATGTTGTCCTCTAATAGCTTGACCTTGATTTGAAGCTGCGATAGGAGCTCTACGAAGCACCGTACCACCCTTCATTGTGATATTAGGCTTATTGTGATGTCTAAAATGGTCTACTAACCCCATTAAGAAATCATTATCAGCAAAATGTCTATAACAATAATTAAAGATAAGTGAAGCTTGGTCCTCAGATGGAGCCAAAACGAATATTAAATCTCTAAATCTCTTAAAAAACATATAGATAACTACAGCTACCGAGAGAGCATAGGATTTACCTGAGCCTCGTGGAGCCAATATAGCTATCTTACGATGCTTTGCGGGGTCACCGGACGGGTGTGTCAGACACTTCATCACTATTTGTTCTTGTAAAGGTCTTAACTTTAGTGGTCTACGGTGTTGGTCAATCAAATAAGATTCACAAAATGCTCTGATTAAGAGCGTCATTTTCTTTTCATCGGTTCTACACACCTCAAAAACTTGTTCTAAAGCTCTAGAATCGTGTGCTAACTTTCCACTAATCGCTGCGTTTAACTTCTTCTGTTCGTTCTTCACTGGGGTCGTCATCTAAATCTCCTAAAAATGCCATAAAATTCTCTGTATTCTGTTCAGTCACTGTTGGCACTTCTATATTAAGAGCACGAAACTCAGTATGGATATCACGTACAATCGAGTTTCTTTGTCGCAAGAGCTCTGTTCGTAGGTCAACATCCCGAATATGTATAGAAATTTCTTCCCAAAGCACATCTTCAAGCGCGAGATTGCGTGCAAGAAGGCGGACAAGCTCTTTATGCCTAGCATATTCTGCCTCTCCTACCCTCTCGCGAAGTCGCGCTTCGTATCCTTCGACGTCCATTACTTCTGTTCGTCAAGGGCTGCCTTAACTTTAGACTTAACAAGACTTGCAAGTTCGTCATCTTTTTCATCCCAAGCTGTAATTAATACATTCTTGACTAAAGAGTCTTTAACATGCTTTTGTGCTGTTTCATCCATTTTCTCAAAGGCTTTCATCTGGACCTTGGTTAGATTCTTATCCAATAATCCCATTAATTCTGCTTCGTTATTCTTCAAATACTTGAATACTAACATTTTAACAGCTGGTACAGTATAAGCGATATAAGCGCCCATACCTAGTATTACAGCAGCTAAAGCCATAAGTAATGGTTCATCCATAAGTTGGTCTAACAATCCGCTTTCTTCTACAGTATCCAAAATAGCAGTGAGATTTCCATCTTCACTGGTCTCGTTGGTAGCTGTTTCGTTAGTTGTTTCGTTTGCCATAGGTTTTCACCTTCATACATATAGTCGAAGCCTCTATATAAAGCTTTCGTTGTGTGGCCCCATAGACACATTTGCGTAAGTACCTGTGGTTCAGTGGTCCGTTAGGAGCCACATTATATTATAGGGGGCGGCCCTATATAAAACTTTACTTCTTCTTTGCTATTGTAGCAGTAGTTTTGTCCATTGTTTGGTCATGCGCTTGGTCATTAGCCTCAATCATTTGAGCTTGCTTCTGAGCTGCGTCATTATAATCAATAACTGCTTGTGCCTTTATCTTATAGAAAGCTGTTTTCTCTGCTTGTTCTTGTTTCCAAACATCGAGTGCATCTTTGATAATTAGAAGGGCTGGCCCACCTAATATAGCAATCAAAGTTGTGTATGCTTCAATGTTCTCAAGAACTGCTGAATTATTAAGTCCCGTGTGTATAACGAAACCTGCAAACCCAACCCAGAGTAAAACTAAAGGTACCGCAATAAAAAACATAAAAATGTCGTTAAACGTTACTCCTTCACTTGCTGTGTCTTTACTCATATTTTCAGTCCTCCTTTTCTTTTTCGGTTCGATTTTCTTTTTCTTGGGTAATTTTGGTAATTTTAAATTCGGTAGTTTCAGAGAAAAAGGAATTTGAATTAGTCTTCGCAGAAAGCTGAACATTATTACTATCGCTAACGTAACCGCGAATGCTGCCATTGTTATTGCCAACATCAGTAGTATGTTTGTTAATAGGTCTACCATCGCTCATTCTTCCTCCTCGAGTTTTATTCCATCCTCTTCACTATATTCATACCCTTCCTCCCATGACTGTGGGAAGTTAGTTATATAACCATAATATTCATACTCTCCTGTTCCATTCCAATCTACATCAATAGATGCGTAGAAAAAATAAACCCCTTCGTAAGGGTTATTAAATGTTTCTTCGTAAGGTTCTGCATTAGAATCTAATGAATGGGTATCTTCCCACCAACCAGATACATTAAACCAAAACTCATCATATGTATAATTGTCATATTGATAATATTCGAATGTACCATTATCATCAAATACTGGAATAACATGTACTATGTCATACCATATCATAACAGCTAGCTCATCTTCGAAATCGTTACAATTAGTGTCCATATCAATATATAATTCTAAATTATCAGGACCTTCTCTACCAAAACTAACATTAGTCTGGTTACCACTTGTTGTGTAAAGTATCGCTTGTTCTTCTAACCCATTCCAGACAGTTAATTGAGTGTGGTTACAGTGGTTTTCTTCATTTTCATAATCACAAGAGCCATCATCTTCAGTAGCTCTATCATTAAAGTTGTTAGCATCTATATCCATACATCCATATACTGTTTCATTAGTAGTGGTTTCGTTGTTATCTGTGCCATTTTGGTTAGGTGGGTAGCTACATTGATTGTTAGAATGTGTAGCTTGTGAGTTATAATTTAACGCATTTGGGTCCATACAACCGTAAATAACAGGAGGAGGAAAAGCGCAACTGCCATTATCAAAATCTGCATCCGGTTTGTAGTTTATTGCAGTTGGGTCCGTGCATCCACCCTTTAACATCGGTTCTTCTTCTCCTCCGAAAATGTCTTCAAGCGCACTTAGGTCTCCACCGCCTCCAAAAAAAGCTAATATCAAAACGGTTAGTATAGAACCTAATTTTTGACCTAGTTTAGTCTCGCCTAGCTTATCACCAGCTTTACCTATGGTTTCGAATAAACCTTCTTCATCGTCATCGGGTTTCCTACCTCCTAAGCCCAAAGCTTCTCGTTCCTCGTCAGAAATCACAGAGATGGCCCCGTAGTCATCGCGCGCCATTAGTTATCTTTTAGGAGGTGGGAGTATATAAAGCTTTCCCTCTTTCAGTCGTCCCAGA